ACCTATCTAAATGGGTCGGCTGCTTTTGGGATCATCGACTCCGTCACGAGCTACGACGTAGAGGGCCGATGGTTCTCCGCTCAATACAAGCGGGCGCAGTGGGACGGTAAGAAGCGCTTCCGAGAGTTCGACCGCTCTCGAGGTCTCTACCGGATAGGGACGGGGTTCCTAAGCGTGATCTGCAAAGCCCTCGATACCCACGACTACCCCTACGTCCTCTTTGACGAACGAGACTTCATCCCGCCCGACCCGGTCAATCAGATCGGGGACTTCAAGATAGACGAGGGGAAATACGACTATCAGTTCCACGCGGTTCAGGCTGCGTGCCTGCACGGACGCGGCGTGATCCACGCAGCCACCGGAGCAGGGAAGTCGGCGATCGGAGCCGCGATCATCAAGAGCTTCGGCACTCAGACCGTCTGGCTCACACACCGAATCGCGCTCCTTCACCAGACTCGAGCAGCCCTTCAGAAGTTTCTCGAGGAGCCGGTAGGGATTCTGGGAGACGGACAGCGAGACATTCAGAACGTGACCGTCGCAATGGTCCAGACGATCGACGTGACCAAGAAGGATCAAGAAGGGATCCGAGAGTTCCTAGCGAATTGCGACGTAGTCATCGGCGACGAGATCCACCACCTCGAGTCCAAGCAGTGGGGAGACACGTTCTCGAAGATCGGCGCAGCCCACCGGTTCGGACTGACCGCGACCCCATGCTTCAAGGGACCGGGCATGGCGCTGATCGGAATGACTGGGAACGTCATCTACGAGATCGGACCCCAAGAACTGATTCGCAGGGGAGTCCTAGTCCCCCCAAGGATCTGGATGATTCGGTCAGGCGAACCGAAGATCCCAGCTGGAGAGAAATACCCCGCTGTTTACTCGGCGGGAGTCGTCAAGGCAGACCAGCGAAACGGCATGGCGGCCCGCGTAGCCAAGACGTTGAAGGACGAAGGCAAGTCAGGGCTCACCCTCGTTCGGCAGATCAATCATGGAAAGATCCTGGTTGAGAGGATGAGACAAGCCGGCGTAGACGCCAAGTTCATCCAAGCCAGCGTCAAGCCCGAGCAGCGGGACGAGTGGGTCGCTCAAATGAAGGAGGGAGAAATCGACCACATCGTAGCCGTCTCCTCGATCATGGGGGAGGGCGTAGACATTCCCTGGCTCCCAGCCCTAATTAACGCCACGGGGAGCAAGGGTGGGGGTTCCAAGGAGACCGGAGCCGACCACGACATCGGCAGGGTCACAACTCAGTTCCTAGGTCGAGGGCTCCGCTGCTACCCCGGCAAGGAGTTCTTCGAGTATTTCGACTTCGCCGACACGCACCACAAGTTCTTGGCGAAGGCGACCAAGGACCGAGTCAACACGTTGGAGGAGCACTACGCGCCTCAGATCAATTACTGGAGCGAGCGGTGAACTGGAGGCTTGAACTATCTCAGGAGGACAAGGAAGCCTTCGCCTTCGCCGACGCCTATCGGCGAGTTCGCAGGCAGTATCAGAACGGCTTCACCAATTTCAGGGAGCAGTCTCCAGAGACTCTCAACACGCCCAAGTTCAAGACGGCTCGAACGCTCGCCAAGTGGTTCAAGCTCTCGTGGTCCGTAACGAGGAAGCAGCCCAACCTAGAGGGCTACGTCTCCTACGTGTTCAAGCGCCTCTCCCCAACGATTCCCCACCTAGGCCAACTCAAGAACGCAAAACTTCTGGGCGAGTTTATCGCTGCCGCCCCAGAGATCGAGATCAAGCAACTCAAGCCTCACGAACTCACTGCGCTCTATAGGAAAGCCTTGAGCCCAGAACTACGCCACACTCAAACCCTCGCCAGCCTTGGGCTGATCCTGAAAGACTAGATGCAGAAGTTCTCCTTTGATGATCACTTTCAGAAGAACTACGTCGCCTTCCTGCTGAGGGATCCGGTCTTCTTCGGGAGAGTCCACTCAGACGTTACCGCTGACCTGTTCACGTCAACACAGGCCCAGAAGGTAGTCAGGATCATCCTTGGCTTCGCGGAGGAGCATCATGCCCCGCCTGGCGAACTGATCTACACGGAACTTGAGAACCTTCAGAAGCACGCGGTCATGAGCGAGCAGGACCTCGCTCCGCTCAAGCGCTACATCAAGGAACTGCTCAGCCTCGACCTCCACAACCAATCCTTTCTGCTCCAAGAACACGACAAGTTCATGGGGTATCAACGGCTGGTGGAGGTGTTCCCCAAGTTCTCAAATGCGATGAAGGACGGGGACTACGAGCAGGCCAACACGCTCTTGACGAACCTGGTCACGAGGACCAGCAAGTATTCGGACCTGGGGAACTTCTTCTCCGACGACCCGTCCGAGCGAATCGAGCGCAGAGGTAGGGAGGACGGGGAGCGATTCCTCCTTGGAATCCCGGAACTTGACGCCACGATCCAAGGACTCAAGCGGAGACAGATTGGCGTCTGGTTGTCTCAACGCTCGAGCGCTGGCAAGTCAGCTGCGCTGATCCACCTGACCAAGTGGTTCGTCATGCAGGGGAAGCAAGTCCTCTGCGTAACGATGGAGGACACGAAGGAGGACTTCGAGGACAAGCTCGATATGTGCGTGAGCGGAGTCCATACGGAAGGGCTACGAGACGGGGAGGTGATTCGCGCCGCTATGCGGAGGTGGTTCCGACGAGAGGGTCGAGTCCATATCGCGGAGTTCCCCCCGAGCAAGATCAGCGAACTCAGAGCCTACGCGGCCTATCTCAAGCAGGTCCACAACTGGATCCCAGACGCGGTGATCTTGGACTACGCCGGTCTCTGCAAGCCAGAGATCTCAGGCTCAAACTCCTACGACACAGGCGACCAGGTCTACAGCGCTCTGAGCACCTGGGCTAAAGAAGAGGACTGCATTATCTGGACCGCTTCTCAATCAGGTCGGGGCGCGATGGAAGCAGTTCACGCCGACCAGCAGCACACCGCAGGCTCTATCGCGGTGATCTACCACAGCCACCTCGTGATCTCGATTAACCGCACGAGCCAGGAGCAGTCAGACGGGCTCACCAATCTCCACGTCGTCAAGAACAAGAATGGTCAGGCTCGCTTCGACAAGGTCATCCACTCCGACTTCGACCGAATGCACTTCCGGACCTCGCCGAAGATGGATGACTAGTGGACGACACTGAACTCACCAAGGCGATCGAGGGCTTCCCGATCCGTTCCTGGCTTCAGAAACACACCCGCGTCTACAGCGGGGGGAACGTGGTCTACGCTGACTGCCCGGTCTGCAAAGGTAAGAAGCGTCTAGGGGTGTACAGGCAAAGCAGGCTGGGCTTCCCCCTCGCTACCTGCGGTCGCTGCAAGGACGGAGGGCACCACAATGGAGTCTGGACGGGAGCCACGACGATTCCGAGCTTCGTCAAGCTCCTAGAGGGAACGTCCTGGCGGCAGACCTTCGCTCTGATCCACAAACTCTCTGGTGTCCCAGAACCTCCCTGGGAGCGTCCAGCGGACCAGAAGCCAGAAGAGGTGCCAGCGGACGCGATCCCGCTCAAGGACTGTAGAGACGACGAGAAGGCTGTCCTCATGCTCCGCTCGAGACACGTAGCCCACCTAGTCGAGACGACGAGCCTGGCGATCGGCGGCAAATACGACGAGCGAGTGATCCTTCCCTGCAACTACCAAGGCAGATACATGGGCTTCGAGGCCAAGGGAACCCACGTAGCCCACGACCCGAAGAGTCTCTACGGCACGAACATGGAGACTCAACTCACGGTCTACACAGCCCTCAGCAACGACGACCGCAGGGAAGACCTAGTGATCACCGAGAGCGTCTTGGACGCAGAGACCTTCCACACCCTCCCGATCAACGCAGTCGGCTGCTACGGAGGCTTCAAGGAGGAGCAGACGGAAGCGATCCTTCGCCTAGGCCCCAAGAGGATTTACTGGTTTCTCGACGGAGACGCCTGGACGAAGCTCTGGCCGGCTATCAGGAACTTCCTCCCATTCGTTGAGAACTACGTTCCGCCCATGCTTGATAAGCAGGACCCAAACAGCCTAGGACCGGAGGGCTGCATGAACTACTTGAACGACGCAATCAAGATCGAGGCTGAACTAGACCTAATCGGGTTCGGGCTCCAGCTGGGGAGAAGGCTGTGATCAAGGTTCACCCAGCCGCAGGCGATCCTGTAGAGCGGTGTTGCTTCTGCCGGGAGCACACGAAGCACTGGTACAAGCCGAACGACGTGGCTTGCTGCGTTCACTGCGCGAAGCAGGCAGAACCAGAGGACGTGCCGACCAAGAAGCAATGGTTCCGCAGGGAGGTCATCGCGATCAGGGAATGGTTCATGTGAGAGAGCGCTTCCTCTTCATAGACGGGGGCAATCTCCTTCACCGCTCCTTCCACTCCATGATCGAAATGCGCCGCATGAACGGGCAACGGAACGGAGCCCTCCACGGGTTCCTTCGATCCCTCTCGTGGGTCAGGAGCGAACTCGACATTCCTCTCAGGAACACCGTCGTCTTCTGGGACGCAGCCAGAGCCCAAGGACGCTACGACCTCCTGCCCACCTACAAGGAGGGCAGGGAGCCCAAGGACAAGCACGAGCGAGAGCAGCGCGAAGACGTTCACCGGCAGGCAGACGAACTCGAGGTCTTGCTTCACCTAGGCGGGGTTCGGCAGATCAAGGTCCCCGGCACGGAGGCTGACGACCTAATCGCAATCTTCGCCCATCGCCTAGGAGACACAGGAGACACAGCGGTCGTCTACTCCGGCGACCACGATATGCATCAACTGATTCGACCGTGGATCAAGGTCTACGACCCCAAGCGGTCAGTCCTGAGCCACCCTGACCTGGAAGAAATCTGGGGGGTCCAGAACATCTACCGCCTCGCCCAGATCAAGTCCATCATGGGAGACAAGTCGGATTCGATCCCTGGAGTCAGGGGAATCGGGATCAAGTGGGCGGCGAAGCTCATCCAATACTTCGAGAATCCAACCGACGAGGAACCGCTAAAGGTTAATGGGAAACAAGTTGACCCGAAGCACCTAAAGAAATTCGATAAGGTCCTGGCAGAGGAAGGACTTATCAGGAGGAACTACCTTTTGATTAGACTTCCTTGTGTATGGTCCGAATCGTTTTATACTCTCGATCAAGCCGAAGCAGCGTTGCTTCAATGGTTGACTCCTGGGGAAAAGAGCCGATCAGGTTTTCTACAGCGTCTTCGAGAGAACGAACTCGAAGTCGTCGCAGAGAACATTCATAGGTGGTGATTCCGATGGAGAAGAAGAAATTTACCGGCGTTGAAACAGGAAGTGGGCAGCGGCCAAAGATGGTCCGCGACACCTACATGGCTGACCCAGCCGTCCTGAAACGCCTCCGAGAACTTAGCCAAGGGAGAGCAAAGGGATGGAAGTCAAAGGTCATTCGGGAAGCGATCGACTCCGTGTTGAGGCAAGAGCCTTAGCCGAACAGATCGCAGGGGATAAGTTCCTGCCCTACGAACGGGCAGCTGTAGCTAGGCTGCGGAGCGGGCTACCCAAGACAGAGTTGGAAGAGGACTTGGAGCAGGAGGTGAGGCTTCACGCCCTCGTCGCTACCCACAAGTTCGATCCAAAGCGGGGAGCCGCGTTCGCCACGTTTCTCGTGACCTACTTGCAGTCGAAGGTCACCAATCATCTGCTCGCCTTCTACCGCCCCATGCGGAACCCCAATTCGGTCAAGCCGCTAGAGTTCGATCCCAAGGGCGACTCGGACCACTTCCAAGCGCTTGAACTCGAGGAGTTGCGAGAGCGACTCACCCCAAGCACCCGCAACCTTCTTGAGGCAGCGTTGAACGCCAACTCCTTCGACCTCCGCAGGAAACTTAGGCAGGGGAGGGCGAACGCAGCCTTGGGAGCCCTGACCGGCGCGTCAAGGCCCCAGGTCGTCAAGGCCCTCGCTGAGATCCGAGAAGAAGTAGGGAGGACGCTATGTTCAGCGTGACGATCTGGAGGAATGACACGTCGGCTGAGAATAAGGGCAAGGTCGAGTTCAAGGTCGAGGACAAGGACAAAGCCAACATCTTTCAAGCGCAGTTCCTTCGGAACGAGCTTCCCGACTTCGTGGTGTGGAAAGACGTGAACGATGTCTGGGGAGGATTGCGCTCAGCCGCGATCTCTCGAGTCGAGATCAAGGAGGTCAGGTGAAGGTCGACTTCGCTGACCTCTACTCGACCCTCCGCCGAGTCCAGGCCACGA